ATTTTTGAATAGTTTTTATCCAATTTTCCAGATCTTTCATATATCAACCTTTACCTTGACCTCTGTAAGGTTTACGAGCCTTGTTGCGAGACGTCGCAGAATACTTAGTGCCATCTCCATCACCCTGCCGAGTTTTCTTCGGAGGACCGGGAATATAAGACTCGCGCTTGTTCAGTCCGCCTTTTGCTTTTGCTGCCATAGTTATTCTCCTATAATTTCAGTTTCAAGTTCTTCTGGTTTTGGAGAACCTGTCTTGTAAAATTGAATTGACAGATCCTCCATAGTTTGAAAATATTCTTCCTCTGTAAGATTAGTATAAATTTTACGCCCCTTACAGAGAATATTATACCTTTCGTCAGATTTGTTAGACATCAAATAACTCTTGTTTTTTCGTGACCAACTCGGATACGTGGATCGCACCAAATTTCAAATCCTGCTTCTTTTGCATCCAAACAGAAACTGACATCTTCGCCGCACATATCCTGAACCTCCCCAGATTCAAAAATTTGCATCTTAGGGGCAAACCATGGATACTTCATTTCAGGGTGTTCAAATACACCATGCTTAATCAGCAACCAACCAAATCCAGTGTAATCTACTGTAAATGGTTTTCTGCGATTTTTCATGGTTTCTAGAGTTTCATGATTCATGACTCCTCCATTACCACGGAAATCTTCTTCGTCTAACCAGTGAGCAACTGAAGTGGTCATTCCATCTTCTGTACAATACCAACCGGCAGCAATATCTTTCTCCATTAAAACTAACTGAAGAAATGTTTGTGTGCTGAATACAATGTCAGAATCTATCCAAAGTTGGTAATCATACTGTAGCTTACCGTCCCATGGAAGCTGATCTGGACCTCTTAATACGTTTGCTCCAAGGCACTTGCAGCGAGCAAAATTTACCATGGAACTATAATCTTGGGAGATTTGAATACTTGCACCAATTTGGACAAGATCAAAACATAATTGAACAAAATTCTTTAAAAATGTGTAAGAAACTCCTCTTCCAGGAAGACAAAATACAATTGACTTTCCTCTAAGCATTTCTTTTGCTTTTTCATAATCAAACTCTGGTTCTTGCGAATTTGATGCTGTGGGAGTTTTTGCTTTTATAGTAAATCCTTTAGCCATAATAGAAAGATTTTTACATCAGTATCATACCTTATTATGTATGTGATTGTCAATTAGGTGAATTAGAATCCTCAACGGCGACTTTCTCCATCTCAAAAAACGTGCCGCTCAAATCTAAGGTTTTCCATATTTCATCAAATTCTTCTTTTGATAAATTTGAATGAATACATGTTCTATCTGCGCGAATGTCATAGATGTTGTAAGTATACTCATTCATCCGTAGTATTCTCCGCTAGAATCACTTCATTACCTTCAATATTAAATTTAATTTCAGTGTCCTCATACCAAGAAAATTCATTTATAATCCATTCTGGTATTGTAATGTAGTATTCGCCAGTGACTGGATCAATTTGCAAGGATTTTATTTCTTTATTTTTTTTCATTAAAATATTCTTAATTTTCTTTCAATTTTATATATTATTTTTATTTTTTTAGTCAACCTTTTGGGTAAATTTTACTGGGGGAATTTTTTTTACTTTAAGGTAATTATAAGTCTTGTTTGGGTAACACTTTATAGATTAGGGGATCCATTGGTTTTTAGCCCCACGGCCGCCGCCATCACGATACCGTTATACGATAATACTGCTGTTTGGCACGAACGAATGGGGGTGTGGTATCACGATACTGTTATGCCCGCATGTGCCAAATAAAAAAAAGGGAGGGCGTCGCCGCCCCCCTGCTGCTCTCACTTCACGTCGCCCAGGGCGCTGTTCGTGGTGCTCATGCGGGTGCCGCGTGAACCAGCGGCGCCGCCGTGGGTGCGAACGCGGGTGCTGCCGCCCTTGATCTGGTTCGCCCAACGGAGGGCGCGGGCACCGTGCGCCACGGGCAGGCGGGTGATGGTGAACTGGATGCCGTCGATGGTGGTGGTGGTCATCGGGTGCGGTGCGGTGTGCTCTGGAATTGTAGACGATGGAGGGGCAGGCGTCAACCTGCCCCGCAGGGGTCAGGCGGCGATCTGCTGCAGGTCGCCGTTGCGGCGGGCGTCGCTGATCAGGCGCCCCAGGGAGAGGCCCAGCAGGTCGGGCGAGGAGATCACCTCTGCCAGGTGAGCAGCGAAGGCGGGGGTGGCATCGAACCCGTAGGCACGGTCGGCGCTGCTCTGGAAGATGATCTCAACAGCGGTGCCGTCGATCTCAACGTTGGCGATGGCGCTGCTCTGCTCGGTGGTGAAGGAGCGGAAGATGGGGGCGGTAGCGGTGGTCATGAGGTGCGGTTGCGTGTGCTTGAGAATTGTACCATGGAAAGGGGGCGCCCTTGGGCACCCCCGTGGGGGTCAGAAGTTGTCTGCCACGTCCCAGCGAATCACCTGCAGGTCAGGGCTGAGGCGGGCGCAGGTCTCCCATGCCTGCTGGGCGGTGGGTGCCATGTAGGCCATGACCTCATGGCGCTGGCGGCGGGTGTTCCAACCGCTGAACAGGAACTTGTACTCCTGCTCCTCAGCGAACACGTCTTCCCAGTCCTGCTCGGTGGGGATGTACGCTTCGTCGATCTGGGCGTAGTCGGTGAAGGCGGTCATCGGGTGTGGTGCGGTTTGCTCTGGAATTCTACAGGATGGGAGGGCAGGGGTCAACCTGCCCCTGGAGGATCAGATGCCTGCCACGGCAGCAGCGATGCGGTCCCGCTTGCGGATCGCGGTGGGCACGATGAACCACAGGTCGCGCTTCCCATTATCGGAGCGGGTGGCATCCAGAACGCCTGCCTTCTCAAGGTCGACCATGAGGGCGTGGATGGTGCCCTTATGGCGGCGGGGGTCCATGCCCATGGCGCGAACCAGGTCGCTGCAGGTCATCGGGCCGTCGTTGATCAGGCGGGTGCGGATCGCGGTGCGGATGATGGAGGTCAGCATCTGAGCGGGGTGCGGTGTGCTTGAGAATTCTACAGCATGGGAGGGGGCACCCGTGGGCACCCCCGTGGGGGTCAGCGGAGGCGCTGCAGGTCGATCAGGCAATCCGCGAAGGAGTTGCTGCCGTTGATCTGCAGCGCCGCTGCTGCAACCGCTTCCTTGAGGGTCGCTGCCTGGATCGTGAGGATCTCAGACTCGATGCCCTCGGCACCGATCCAGGTGGCGTCAAAGCGGAAGGTGGTGGCGGTGGTCATGGCGCTCTGCCGTTGGTACCTGAGAATTCTACAGCATGGGGGGCAGGCGTCAACCTGCCCCGTGAGGATCAGAAGCGCACTGCCCAGTTCGGGTCGGTGAGGCAGTTGACCCAGGCGCACCAGGTGCCGTTGCTGCTCACGCAGAACAGGTCGTTACCCTTGCGCTGCTCAACCACCACCACGGGGTCGCCTGCCATCTGGTTTGCCAGGCGGTTTTTCGCCTTGCTGCTGATCGGGGTCAGGGTCACGGTCATGGTCATCGGATCGGTTGCGGTTGAGAGAATTCTATCAGGGCATGGGGCAGTCACCGAACATCTCCTCCCACAGGTCGATGATGCGTTCGGGTTGGCGTGGAGCAGGTGCCCACTCCAGGGGGCAGGCAACGCCCAGGCGGGTGATCGGGTGTTCGGTGTAGGTATTGTCGTCGCTGCAGTAGGAGAGGCTCACGTCCTGGTAGGGGGTGCCGATGCGGATGCCAGTCTTCATGGGAGGCGGTGCGGTGTGCTCTGGAATTGTAGACGATCAGCGGCGGGTGTCACCACACCATGCAGGGTCTGCCTGGCAGAGTGCTTCGGCGGTCTGCTCCTGGTAGACGTTGATCGTGGCGTTTGCACGGTGCAGCGTAACGGTGCCCAGCAGCACGGCAAAGGCGGCAAAGGCGGTGGGGAGGATGTGGCGCATGGTTGGGGGGGGGTGTAGGTAGGGAGGGAAGGGGGGCGGTTGCCCCCCGCAGAGATCAGAACAGCAGGTTGGCGATGCTCTGGAGAACGTCGCCGTACTCACCCACGATGTTGCCAGCAGCGTCGCGAATGTAGGCATAGTCGCCGCTCTCATCGTGCATGGAGAAACAGAGGTCCATGGCACGGTCCAGGTCGGTCACGGTCTCTGCCTCACCGAGGGCAGGGCAGGCAACGTAGAAGGTGGTGGTCATGAGGTGCGGTGCGGTGTGCTTGAGAATTGTAGCGTATGGAGGGGGCACCCGTGGGTGCCCCGTGAGGATCAGGCGTCCATCGCCTCCTTCAGTGCCTGGTACGCTGCCAGGTAGTAGTCGGCGTCGGCGTCGTTGCCCTTGAGGCGCTCATCACATGCCAGGCAGAGCACAGCAGTGCGCAGGGTGCTCCAGCGTGCCTCAGGCAGGGTCACGGTCTTCAGGGTTTGGGGCATCCAGGTGGTGGTCATGAGTCCTGTGCGGTTTGCTCTGGAATTCTACAGCATGGGGGGCAGGCGTCAACCTGCCCCGTGAGGATCAGTCAGCGTAGAGGCGGCGGAAGTCCTCCACGAACTCACGTGCCTGGTCGCCGCTCATGTTGCACACCATCTCACGGGCGACGGTTTCCCAGGAGAATTCGTCTGCCAGGTCATAGATCGCGGAGCGTGCCTCAGAGGCGGTCAGGCGGGTGGCGGTGGTCATGAGGTGCGGTGCGGTGTGCTTGAGAACTGTAGCGTATGGGGTGGGGCACCCGTGGGTGCCCCGTGAGGATCAGGCGCAGATGACCTCTGCCATCTTGTGCAGCAGGGCGTCAACCCGCTCCTGGCAGCGTGCCTTGTAGGCAGGGTGAGCAAGGCGCAGGTCGATCAGGGCCTCCTGCAGGTGCGCTTCCAGGTAGCGGCGCTGAGCAGCGGCGCTGAGCAGATCAAAGGCGGGGGAGATGGCGATCATCGGATCGGTTGCGGTTGCTTGAGAACTATAGCGTATGGGAGGGGCACCCGTGGGTGCCCCGTGAGGATCAGTCTGCCAGGTTTAACCACAGGGCGTCGGCAACGGCGCTGCCAGCGCCCAGGATGTCGTCGCGAACGATCATGCGCAGTGCCTCTGCGCCATCGGGCAGGCGGTGGATGGTGCGGATCCAAGAGGCGCCCAGCAGGTTGCCGCGGCCTTCGGAGCACTGGGCGATCAGGGCAGCAAGGGCGCGAACGTCGGCGTGAGTCATCGGTCGGTTACGGTTGCTTGAGAACTGTAGCAGGTAAAGGGGGGGCGGTTGCCCCCCGTGAGGATCAGGCGAACCAGCGGCCTGCGTCGTCGATCCCACCTGCCCAGCGGCGCTGGGTGCTCTCACCTGCGGGGATCTTCTCCAGATCAACCCAGCGGCGGCGCTCAATACCCTGCGACATGGGAGGGAAGGAGATGGTGCGATCCTCCAGGCGGCAGGCAAGGGGGGTGGCAGCAGCATGGTAGCGGGCGCTGCCGCCCCAACCAATGTAGACAGTGCCGTGAGCAGAACCCTGGCAGATGTGGTGGGAGGTGGGGAGGGTCATGGTCGGGAAGCGGTGCGGGGTCCGTTTGCCCCGCTTGAGAGAATACTAGGCGATGGAGGGGGGCACCCGTGGCAGATACCGCACAAGTTTACAAACGTTCACACTTCGCGGGTGCTGCACCATCCGCTGATCGGGCATCGCGGGAGGCGGGCAGCACCGTGGCGATCGTAGGCATCCTGCTGCACGATCCCTGCCAGTTCGGCGGTGCCCACGTGCTGGGCAGATTGCTTGCCGCTGGCGTGAGTGATCACCCATACGGTCTGGCGGGTGTGGAGGTTGCTGGCGATGTTGAAACGCATTGGGGGCGGTGCTGGTGTGCTCTGGTGAAGGGGTGGAGGCAAAGGGGAAGGGCAGAGCCCCTCCGCTGTGCCACCTAGCGGGTTGGCACAGCCCGATCAGAAGTCGATGGCGTTGAGTGTAGGTTCTGCACCATACTCATCACATTCGTCAACACTATCCCCCAGAACAATAGAGTCAAGAATTTGGAGGATTTGGTCGCCGTTGTTGCCAGAGCGGAGGAGAGAAAGCGCAAGGTCGCGGGTCATCGTAGTTTTGAAATTAGGGTTACTGGGTGTCTTTAAGGGCGCACCCGTTCCCGTTGATCAGCGTTCCAGTTGTGCCAGCGAACTGGGGGCGATGTGAGAAGGCGAACCGCAGGAGCGATAGAACTCAACCATGCGATCTGCCTCCTCTTTAGTGTTGAACCACTGGGAGCGCCACTCACACTGATTATAGGGGGTTTGGTAGCGAACTTCGAAGCGCATGAGGTTTGGGTGGTGAACTTGTACAGTGTAGCACGTGGTGGGGGGCAGGAGCGCCCCCCGTGAGGATCAGAGACCGAATACGTCGGCGTTGATCTCTGCTCGGTTGATCTCAGGATCGTTCCACATCACACCATCAGGAGTTTGCTTGCTGCCACAGTCATAGAGCACTTCGATGAGATCCTCATAACAGCAAACGTCACCGTTTTTGATCGTGTTGTAGACACCCTCATCGTTGTTGATGTAGAGTGCAACATTCCAGGTCTTGTAGTTAGTCCAGTCGCCGTAAGCAACATCCAGCAGGTTGGTCTGGTGAGTGCGGGTTGCGGTTGCCATGGGGTTCGGTGTTGAACTTGTTCAGTGTAGCACGTGGTGGGGGGCAGGAGCGCCCCCCAGGGGGATCAGATGGCGCTGGTGCCCTTGCTCACCCAGAGTGCCAGGCGCATGGTGCTTGCCTTGCTCACCTGCTTCACGGTGCGCCCGTGTGCCAGGGCAGCAGTCTTCAGGCAGGTGCGCTTGGCGTCCTCATTGCCCACCAGGATCAGGCGAGCGTACTGGAGCAGTTGCTGTTGGGTTGCCATGGTCGGTTCGGGTGTTGAACGTGTTCAGTATAGCATGGGTTGGGGGCGCCCAGCGCCCCCAGGGGGATCAGTCTTCAGGTCCGAAGCAGCACTCCAGGGAGAATGCTTCCAGTTCCTGGTCGTCGTCCCAACCGTAGAGGTCCCAACCTGGGCCCTCCTCCTCATCACACACGGCGTTCCAGTCATCCTCAGTGGGCACGAACTGCTCGTCGATCTGAGCGTAGTCGGTGAAGGCGTAGGTCATGGGGTGGATCCCTCAAGAACAAACGTAGTATGGCATGGGGGTGGGGGGCGTTTCAACCCCCCGTGTGCCAGTTGATCAGGCGGCGATCACCTGCAGTTGCTCGCTGCGGATCGCGGTGTTGATGAAGCGCCCCACGGATTCGCCCTGTGCGATAGTGTCATTCACTTGTGCAACAAACTGTTCAACATCAGCAACACCGTAGGTATAGTCACGCCCACCGTTGAAGGTGATGGTCACTTGCCCACTGTTGCTGTTTTGATCAGTCTTTGCAGCAGTCATGTTCTCGATGGCGCTGGATTCGAATTTGGTAAACATAATTAAAAAAAAGTAAAGGGTTTGAGTGAAGTGTTTTGAGCGGGATGCTTCACCCCCGCTGATGTGATCAGTATGGCACGGGTTGGGGGTGGGGTCAACCCCCTGTGTGCCACCTTGCCAACTGGTCTACCGCTCAGTTTGTATACACTACGTCTGCGTAGTTGTTGTCTAGCATCGCTGCAGCGTAGAGTTTAGGATTGAGATGATAATAGCCGCTGTTCAGTTCAATCCAGAACGCAGGCATTTCATTCTCACGCCACCAGTAAAGTGCGTCTTTGAAACTATCGAATCCGCAGTTGAGTAGAGCGAACATCAACCCTCCAGCAGTTCGGGATAGTATTCCTTAACCTCCTCGGTCAATTCTTCATCCGAATACTTGTCATAACCCTCGCTCAGGTAGTCGTAGCAGAGCATGGTCATCGTCTTGAGGTCCATGTCATCCAGCATCTGCTGGATGAGTTGCTCCTGGAGTTCAGTGCGGTTCATTTCAGAAGTTGGGTGAAGTTGTCGACGATAATTTGGCAGGCAAGATCTTGAACCTCAGAGAGGTAATCTGCCTCACCGAACTGTGACTCTAGCAGGGAGATCAGATCCTCTTGGATTTGTTCACGAACTGAAATAATGTCAGTTTGGGTCATCAGTTTGCGTAGATGGACATGTTTTTACGCATACGAATGTAGTCATCAATCATCTCACCAACTTGTTCGTAAATGTAGGAAGAACCGCCTACATCACAGAGAACATCTTCAGTGAGAACTTTAGAGAAACGCACTTCATTATCGTTAGCATCGAACTCAAAAACATCCTCTCCAGTATATACAAACGCAGCACAACCTGCGTCCTCACCTTGTTGCTCAATCAGTTTGTCGATTGAGTTACGAAGTTCAGAAAGAGTGCGGTACATCAGTCGTTGGTGGGGTGATTGACAATTTGATCTTCAATTTGGTTGGCAAGATCTTCCAACCACTCACGATCTTCGTCGTCTTCATACTGTGCATTCTCACGAACAAATCGCATGAGAAACTCAATCTGTTCGTCAGTGAAATGATACTCTTTGAGTTCAGTCATCATACCTCATCCCGCATTTCAGAGATCTTGTCATAGAGTTGCTCAACGTCAACGTCAAGGTGCTCGCTCAACATGCACCAGTCGTGCATCTCCATGATCGCCAGGATGGCGTCGAGTTCTTCAAAGGTGAGGGTGGTAAGTGTCATGATCAGTAGTCGTAGTTGCTGTTAAGAAACTGGTTGAAGGATTGCTCCTCGTTGTCATCCTCCTCATAGAGATCTTCAATGTCATAGATCTCACCAGGAGCATCTTGAATCTCAAGCAGATAGGTGTCCATGGGTTTGGTGGTGAACTTGTTCAGTATAGGGGGTGTGTGGGGCGCTGGGCGCCCCGTGTGTGCCGCTTTACTGATTGGTCAGGGCACCCTGCTCGTTGAGCACACCCCAGGCAATGCCGCTGCTATACAAACCGATGTAGCGGTTGCCAACACTCAACCCAACGATTTCATCGCCTGGTTCACCGATAAAGTTGACACCAAGGTAGAAGAATTGGGTGATCATTTCAGGGGTTTGGAACTTCATGGTCTGGATCTTCTCCCAGAGGATAGTAGCAACAACGTAAATCACTGCTGCCACGGTGAGAACAACAGTCCGCACGTTGGCATAGAGTTTCTGATAATCAACCTGCGCAAGGAAGGCGATCAGGTCGTCGGTGGGGGGGAAGGATTTGGTGAGGTTCATGTCAAGAATGGGGCAGTTGGGGATGTGTAGAGGTGTCCCAACCACGAGATCAGTATGGCACGCCAGGGGCACCAGCACAACCCCCTGCAACATTCCTTAACATCAGCACCGCTTATCAGTCTCATCAGCAACTCTAATGTCCCAGGGGCTTGACACATCCTGTAATCTTGACTAGAATACCTTTGCTAGGGTTGATGACAATAATATAAAGCTTAATATTAATACTTTAAAGAGATGTGTTAACATACCCCGCAGGGGTATGAGTTATGTACACATAAGCACGTTAGATGGTGTGGGAAGGGGTGAGTGGGGTGAAGCACGATTCTTGCACTATAAGACGACTAGAGTAAGGTATAACAATTGCTTTTTATGCAAAGAAAAAAGGCAGGGACACCACTCCCTGCCTTCGTTACCCACTCACCTATGTTTTATGGTATATTACCTCTCTCGCGTGTATGGGTGACGATGATCTCAAATCACCCAATAGGAGCAGGGAGACTTGAACTCCCACGGGCGTTATGCCCAACAGATTTTAAGTCTGGTGTGTCTACCGATTCCACCATGCTCCCTTATGTGTATAGTATACGATATCTCGTGATGATTGTCAAGTGCTTGTCAATCTCGTAGAGATATGATATACTATGATATGCATGATCTCGTAGAGATGTGTATAAGATACGTGTGCATCTCGTACACATCTCGCACGCGATCTCGTAGTTACCAATGTTTGTCAAACACGAACCCGTCCACGAACTCGTAGTCATAACGAAGTCCCTGGTCCCAGGTTGCTTGCCAATCAACTACAACGAACGCAGGAATGTCCAGTGCATAGCAGTCAGTGGTAGTCTGCTCTGCAAAGTCTGCCTCCGATTGATAATGCCCCCGATAGGCATCTCCAAAGTACTCCAGATCACTTTCTTCCCAGATAGACAAGAATGCTTCTACAGCATCCTGACTATACAAACCACACAGGCGATCGTAGATTTCCTGATACTCCTCGGAGATTTCAGGTTCGGGGACCTTAGTCAGCAAACCCTTTGCATTCAACAGTTCTACGTAGAACATGGTGAACTTGAGTTTGCCGTCGATCTCATAACCACATGCCCGAACGATATCAGACATCTTGGCAGGCGGTTCTTGTGCCTGCATTTCAGTCACTTTAGAAACGAGAGCGGTGCCAGTCAGCATGGGGATGTCCCTCAGGTACGAATGTAATGTAGCAGGGTTTGAGGTGCTTGTAAAGCACCGAGGTGCCAGTTCAGAAGGCGTCACACATCATAGCAGATGTTGGCACGCTTCATCTCACCATACCATGCCATGTTAACGTCGTCCATGATGGACTTGAGAGACATGCAGAAATTAGCATGTTCTGCCTGGGAATTCATGAGTTCCGTGCGGTGCTCATGACGCTCAACGATCTTGGTGTTGTAGTAGTTCATGGGGGTGTTTCAGGAACGAATGTAATGTAGCAGGGTGCTGGGTAGAAGTCCAGCACCCTTGTGCCAGTTAGTTCACTGCCACACGCTCATAGTCCACATAGGCATGTGGAAACATTTCACTGTACTCATCCACAAGATCTTCTGCATGTTCCTTTGTTTTTGAAACGGACAGGAGTTTGCGACCACTAATTTCATCCCAGGAAAGCATGAAAACGTGATACATCGGAGAATTCCTCAGGAACGAATGTAATATAACCCCCCAGCACCAGAAGCGCAAGGGGGGTTGGTCCAGTCTCACACCTGGCACAATTGCACAAGGCGGTTGCGAATATCAAACAACTCCATCTCATCCATATCTGCAGAATCAAGATCTACAGGGGCAAATTCTTCAAGATTAATATTGCCATCAGAATAGATGGGAGCATAGTACAACTCATCGCCATCTTCCTGGGAGAGAGTGTATACACAACCGTGATCAGGGTAGGTGATGAAAATCATGGTGCCGTGGTGTTGAACGAAACCAACATAACGCCGATTTGGGGTGCTTTGGGGCAACATTAGACCAGTTCACAAAGCGGCACAAGACCTGCCCCAGGTGGCAGGGTGCTGTGGTATCTTATAAGGACAATCAGATGAGGGGAGGGGTATCCCTGTGGACGACAATACATCGCCACTTTCCCTGCCTTGAAATAATTATATAACGCTACTGTTATACCATTATAGCATATTATAATGATTGTGCCAGTATAAGAACTGGCACATGTATCAGAATGGATCTAGATCCTTTATGCTAGCATGGACTTCTTCATCACCCTCAAGATCTAGAAGATCTTTCCAGTTCATATCTTCTAGATCTAGATCATCATAACACTCAACGTATAGAGTGACACATACCTTGCGTTTTTGTGCGATCATGAGTATCTCGTGCAATGTGTGTGTATTGTATCATGCATAGTGGCGATATGCAAGATCTTGATAGTCTTGCCCATCTCGTGCATAATCGTCATCCTCGTGCAGATCTCGTGTATGATTCTCGTAGTACGAATCCTCGTCGAGACTGCAATCGTTGCCATAGAAATCGATCTCGTAATCGTCGTACATAGTAGTTTGATGAACGCTTGTGTATTGTACCATGATCTCGTAGAGAGTGCAAGCCCCATAACGCTCGCCCAGATCTCGTACCAGATAATGATACTGTTATATATGCATATAATGCTTGAAATGTTATGAAACGCACATATCTCGTAAGTGTTGTATGATGATATAATCTCGTGCAGATCTCGTAGTATTATGATGTCTTATGAGTCTCGTAGCGATCTCGTGCGGATCTCGTAACAGTTTTATGGGGGCGGCGGGGTAAAACTTGACAAACTGCGCGTGTTATGCTATGCTCGCCAACCTCACAAGACTCAGAAGGATTCAGAAGCATTCAGAAGGATTCAGAGGCATTTACAAGCATTCGGAGGCATTTACAAGCATTCAAACATATTTACACCCATTTAAAACCATATAACACTATCATTATATCACACAATAACAAATTTTTCTCAATATTGTCATTCTCACACATACGAAAAAGTCTCATAATTAGAATAGTATCCAATACACTATAACTAGTGTATAAAACACTATGCATTTAAACACATGGCAAGGGGTATTATCTACCTAATCACAAACAAAGAGAATGGATTAAAGTACGTGGGAAGCACTCTCTTACCCATGAACAAAGAATGGCAGGCACACATTCAATCAGCAAACAAAATGTCTCCTGAACCATTACACAGAGCATTTCGTCAATATGGAATACATCGTTTTACAATACAAGAACTAGATGAATGTGATGAAAGAGAATTGAATGAGAAAAGAGAACAGTGGATAAGACACTATGACTCTTATAATGGAGAGAACTATAACTATCGTGTCTTTGAAGAAGAAGAAGATGATGAAGAAGATTTAGTACCTATCATACCAGAAACAATTAATAAACCAAAGTATAGGCATACATTTAACAATCAAGATCGTAAAAACATTAAACGTACTGGACATAAAGTACAAGGTAAGCATCTTGAAACTGGTGAGATCAAGATATGGGAATCGGCAGCACTAGCAGCAGAAGAAGTGACAGGTAATGCAAGAAAGAATTCAAATATAATGACTTGTGCCCGTAACTGTTATAGATGTTATGGATATAAATGGTCAGTTGTTGAAGAACATAATAAGAAAAGATCTGTGTTT